CTGGCGGGTTTTGGAAAAGTCCGGGAATCAGTCCGGGCCGGGGGTTTTAGTCCGATGGCCGTCACACTTTTGACCGTTTCGGCATACGCCCGCCATCGCAACTGCGATGAAAAGGCAGTCCGAAAAGCGATTGCAGAAAATCGCATATCGGCCCAGACCGGCCCCAACGGTCGGCGCATGATCGACCCGGAGGTGGCCGACATCCAGTGGGCCAAAAACACCCGGGCGCGCGCGGGGTCTGGCACCGACTCGGGCGACTTGCTCAGCAGCCCGGGGCCATCCGGCGCAGCCACGGGCGGCACGCCCGGCGATGCAAAGCAGCCAGCGCCACTCACCGCGCCCGCTGGGTACGCAGACGCCCGCGCACGCACTGAGCTGGCAAACGCGGGCATTGCCGAATTGCAGCTGGCTAAGTTGCGCGGCGAGGTGCGCGATGTGACCGACATCAACCGTGGCGCGTTTGACATTGGGCGCGAGTTGCGCGATGCGATGGACTCCTCAGTCAACACGCTGGCTGCTGAGCTGGCCCCGCTGGCCACCGCCGACGCATGCGCCCAGGTGCTGCGCCGCCACAACCGCGTCATCCAAGAGCTACTGGCCAAAAACATGCGCGAACGCCTGAGCGTCACCGGAACCATGCAATGACCAGCTTTTGGAAAGACGGCTATCACCTGACCCTTGAGGCCTTCGCGCGCGGCATAGAGCCCGACAGCAACCTGCCGGTCGATGTCTGGTCAGACACTCACATGGTGGTCCCAAAAGAAACCGGGGCCAGCGAGCCCGGCCCCTACAAAACCTCACGCACCCCCCACGCCCGTCTGGTGATGCAAGCCCTGAGCGCCGACCACCCGGCCAAGCGCATCGTGGTCGTGGGCGCGTCTCAAATGCTCAAAACCCAAGTGGGCATCAACTTCCTGGGCGAGACGGTCCACCAGCGCCCAAAAAACTTTTTGTGGATCGTGCCCACCGGCAAACTGCACAAACGCTCTGCCGCCCGCATTGACAAGGCCGTCGCCGCCGTGCCCGTGTTGCGCGAACGGTTCGCCCGGCCATCGTCCCGCGTGTCCACAAACAACAACGACATCAAGGCTTACCCGGGCGGCGCGCTGTACATCGCCACCGCAGGGTCGGCTGCTAACCTTTCTGAGCTGTCAGCCACCTACGTGGTTTTTGACGAAATCGACCGGGCCAAAGACAACGTGGGCGGCGAGGGAAGCCCTGAAGAGCTGGCAGAAACCCGGCAAACCAGCCACCAGCGCGACAAGAAAACCTACTACCCAAGCTCCCCCACGATCGAGGGCGAAAGCCCGGTGGCCGCGCTGTACGAGCGCGGCACCCAGCGCGTGGCCCTGGCCGAGTGCATCCATTGCGGCGAAGCGCAGCCGCTGGAATTTTTTGACGCAAACGGAAGCCCGCGCTTACTGCGCAGCGACGACGGCAAACAGGCCTACTACCCATGCCGCTCTTGTGGCGGGCTGCACACCGAAGGCGACAAAACGCGAATGTTCGCGCGCGGCCTGTGGAGCGATGGCGTGCCCGGCGACGGCGAAACCGAGAGTTTTCAGATTTCGGGGATGTTTCTCCCTTACGGGTGGCTCCCCTGGATCGCTCTGCTGAAGCAATACGACAAAGCCAAGGCGCTGCTGGACGAGGGCTCCGAAGAGTCCATGATCGTGTTTTACAACACCCGCTTGGCCAAGTGCTGGGCACGCTCAAAAGAGACAACCCGGTACGACGGCCTCATGGCCCGCGCCGAGCCTTACCGCCTCGGCACCGTGCCCGCTGGTGGCTTGATCCTCACCGCAGCCATTGACGTGCAAGCCTACCGCCTGGAATTTCAGGTGGTGGCGTGGGGCGAAGGCATGGAGCATTGGGTTGTGGACTACCAAGTGATCCACGGCGACCCGGCCAGCCAGCAGACCTGGGACAAGGCAGACGAAATGCTCAAAAGCCGCTACCGTCACGCCAGCGGCGGCATGCTCAATATCAGCGCAGCGTTTGTGGACTCCGGCGGCCACCACACCCAAGAGGTGTACACCTTCACGCAGGCGCGCCGCCATCGCAACGTGTTCGCGATCAAGGGCGATGCCAACAAGAAAAACCGCCCCATCATTGGCAACAAACCCAGCATCGTGGGCGTGACCGACAAAGGCAAAACCGACCGGCAAGGCCCCAAGCTGTGGATCATAGGCACCGACACCGCGAAAGACTACCTGCAAAGCCGTTGGAAAATTGCCAAAGGCCCGGGCGCGATGCACTTCAGCAGCGACTTGCCCGAGTCATGGTTTAAGGGCTTGACTGCCGAATACCGCACAAGCGGCTACAAACGGGGCCGCAAAGTCAGCTGGTGGGAACAGAAAAAAGGCGAACCCAACGAGCCTTTGGACTTGACCGTCTACAACCTCGCCGCCGCGTTCATGTTGGGCCTGAACCGCAAAACCGAACACGGCTGGGCGCTGTTGCGCGATCGCCTTGTGCCAGCCGTGGGCGACCTGTTCGCGGCGCCTGAGCCACACGCCATCGAGCGCCAGCTACCAGACCCCACACCAAAAACACCCGGCGCTGTGCAAACGCCTGCAACGCCTGCCGCCCCTGCCCCCAAGAACCAGCCAGCGCCACCACCGCCCACACCCGCCCCTGCACCAGCCATGGCCAATGGCCGCATATCGCTGGGCGCGCTGCGCCGCCGGGGCACATGACCCGCCAGCCCACCGAAGCCCAAAGCCCAGACCCCGAGCCCGACCTGCTGCTGGTGGTGCTGCACCGCGTGCGCGCCGCTGCCCCCGGCTGCATTACCGACGCGCAAGCCCGCGAGATTGAAGAGGCCATCCGCGCCGAGCTGGGTGGCATGCGCGCCCGCATCCCCAAGCGAAAAAAACACCCCACGCCCGAACAGCGCCAAGCCATCGTGCGCGATGCCCTCACCAGCGCCACCGACACCGAAATCACCCAGCGCCACGGCATACACCGCGCCACCCTGTACCGCACCCTCAAACGCCTATAAATTCCCGCCGTTTGCCCGTCGCGTTTTGGCCCGTGTAATGCAATGCGCAATTGCCTACAATCAAAAGCAATTAGGAGCCCAAAACCCATGGCAACATCACTCGACACCGCGCAAACCCAGCTAGACGCCTACCTCGCCGCCGAGGTGGCCGCGCTGGCCAACAAGTCCTACACCATCGCGGGCCGCACCCTCACGCGGCAAGACCTCGGCGACATACAAAAAGGCATCCAATATTGGACCGCCCGCGTATCTGAGCTGAGCGCCCAGGCCCGGGGCCGTGGCCGGTCAGCCACCATGGCACGGTGATCAAGATGCGCGAAGTCACCAAACCCCACCCCCTGATGCAGCAAAACCTGCTCGACAAAGCCATCGCCTACTTTTCGCCCAAGATAGCGCAGCGCCGCATGGTCAGCCGCGCCACCCTGGCGCTGGCAGGCGGCTACACCGGCGCGCGCGTAGACCGTGCCGCGCTGGCATCCTGGCGCACCCAAGCGGGCTCACCCACCACCGACATCATTTCAGACCTGCCCGCCTTGCGCGCCCGCAGCCGCGACCAAATGCGAAACGCCCCCATTGCCCTGGGCGCGCTCAACATCACCAACAGCCACAGCGTGGGCACCGGCCTGAGCTGCAACCCCGCCATCAATGCCGACCTGCTCGGCATGAGCCAAGACACCGCCGAGGCATGGCAGCGCGACACCCGCGCACGCTTCGACCTGTGGGCAAAATCCAAAGACTGCACCCTCGACCGGCGGCATGATTTTTTCCAAGCCCAAGGCCTTGACTACCGCGCCACCAAAGAAAGTGGCGACACCTTTGTAGTCACCCCCTTGATGCAGCGCAACGGCCAAAGCATGCTGGTGCTTCAGCTGGTGGAGGCCGACCGCGTTTGCAACCCAGACCGCAAACCCGACACCACCACCCTGATCGACGGGGTGGAACTATCGGAGGAAACCGGCGAAGCCGTCGCCGTCCATATCGCCAAACAGCACCCCGGCGACCGCCTCGTCAAAAACACCTGGACCCGCGTGCCCGTGCGTGGTGCCACCACCAACCGGCGCAACGTCCTGCACATCACCAAGAGCCTGCGCATCGGGCAGGTGCGCGGCGTGCCGTGGATCGCGCCCATTTTGGAGCCGCTCAAGCAGCTCAGCCAGTACACCGACGCCGAGCTGAAGGCCGCTGTGGACTCTGCCGTCACCAGCTTCTTCACGAAGATGGACCCCGACGCTTTTTCGGATTTGTTCGACGATGAAGCCAAGTCAACGCTGATCAAAAAAGGCGCTGAATGGGATGGCAACCTCGCGGGCAACAACAAAGTAATCAACCTGCTGCCCGGTGAAGAAGTGCAAAACTTCACCCCTGGCCGGCCTAACCCGCAGTTTGACCCGTTCGTTTTGGCCATCCTGCGCCAAATCGGCGCAGCCCTCGAAATCCCGTTCGAGGTGCTGATCATGCACTTCCAATCCAGCTACACCGCCGCCCGTGGCGCGTTCATGATGGCGTGGAAGTTTTTCCGCATGGAACGCGACATGGTGGTGACTGAGCTGTGCCAACCCGTGTACGAGCTGTGGCTTGAAAACGAAGTGGCCGAAGGCCGCGTGCGCGCGCCCGGGTTTTTTGCCGACCCCCTGATCAAAGCCGCATGGTCTGCCGCCGTGTGGACTGGCGACGGCCCCGGCAGCGTGGACCCCACCAAAGAAGTGGCCGCAGCCGAAAAGCGCGTGGCGCTGGGTATCAGCACCAAACAGGCCGAAAGCATCCTGCACGATGGCGTGGACTGGGAAACCAAACACCGCCAGCGCGTCAAAGAAACGCAAGCCGAAAAGCGCGACGGCATCTGGGCAGCGCCCCCCGGCTCACCCGCGCCCGCGCCCGAGCAACAGCCGCAGGACTGAAAGCGCGCCCCATGCAAATCTACTTAGCCGGGCCCATGACGGGCCTTCCCGACTACAACTACCCCGCGTTTCACAGGTACGCAGCCATGTTGCGCGACTGGGGTTACAGCGTCACCAACCCAGCCGAAAACCCCGCGCCACCCTGCGGCACCTGGGAGGGCTACATGGCCATGGCCCTGCCCCAAGTGCGCGCCGCTCAGCTGGTGGTATTTTTGCCGGGCTGGAAAAAAAGCCGAGGCGCGAAAAAAGAGCACGCCCTAGCCCAGCGCCTGGGCATACCATGCCTAGAGCTGCTGAGCCACGCGCCGCCGCTGTTTGACCCCGCGCCACCCAGCCAGCCCGACCATTTGCCCGAAGCCGGGAAAGTGATCCAGCCATGACCCCACTCAAAAAAAGACAGGCCCCCGAGCCATGGGTGGTGGTGTCCCCCAAGGGCGTGTTTCACGTCGGCCTGCACGCCTCAGAAAAAGAGGCCTGGATGGTGGCGCTCACTTTCCGGGGCGATGCCGAAATCAAAAAGCGCAAAGCCGAGGGCTGGTACGCCGCGCCCGCTCAGCTGCAATACACAAAGCCATGCTGACCAACGCCAAAACCCTAGCCGCCCCGTTCCCCTGGTTCGGTGGCAAATCAGGCGCATGCGAACAGGTGTGGCAAGCCTTTGGCATGGTGGACAACTATGTGGAGCCCTTCGCGGGCAGCGCCGCCATGCTGCTCGGTGCCCCACCCGGCAAGCGCATCGAAACCATCAACGACTATGACGGCTTCGTGGCGAACTTTTGGCGCGCAATCCACGCCGACCCCGACGCGGTGGCGAAGCATGCCGACTGGCCGTGCAACGAGGTTGACCTGTTCGCCCGCCATTCGTGGCTGGTGCGGCAAACCAAAACCCTGACCGAACGCCTGCACGCCGACCCCGATTGGTGCGATCCAAAAATAGCGGGCTGGTGGTGCTGGGGCGCGTGCAATTGGATTGGTTCTGGCTGGTGCGCTGGTGTTGGGCCATGGGTGCATGACGGTGAAAAAATGGTGTGCCTGCCGCGTGGCAAAGACAACGGCAAGCTGGGTGTTTGGGCGCAAAGCCCACACCTGGGCGATGCCGGGCAAGGCATCAACCGCCAATTGCCACACCTGGGCGATGCCGGGCAAGGCATCAACCGCCAATTGCCACACCTGGGCGATGCCGGGAAAGGCATCAACCGCCAAACCGACCACCCCCGCAGCGAATACATCCGCGAATGGTTTGGCCTGCTACACGCCCGCATGCGTGACGTGCGGGTGACGTGTGGCGACTGGCAGCGCGTGTGCAAAGACAGCGTGACCACCCGCCACGGCCTGACCGCCTTGTTTTTAGACCCGCCCTATACCAAGGGCGCGATGGACTACGGCGCAGGCGGCATGGGCCTGGGCATTGCCGACGATGTGCGCAAGTGGTGCGCAGCCAATGGCGACAACACCAAGCTGCGCATTGTCCTGTGCGGCCATGCGGGAGAGCACGACGCGCTGCTGGCCCATGGCTGGCACCTGCGCACCTGGACAGCGCGCAAGGGCTACGCCCTGACCGACGAGGCCGTGGAAAACAGCGCCAGCGAAACGCTGTGGTGCAGCCCGCATTGCGTGCCGGTGTCGCCGGTGATGGACCTGTTCACCCTGTAGCCAAAATAAACGCTTGTCGCAATTTGGCCTATTTACAATTGCAGCAAATTAACCACAATCAAAACCATGAAACTCACCGAACTGCTGACCGCGCCTTGGGCCATCTTGCCCGAGAGCCTGCGCGAAGTGCATCGCATCTACGCCGCCCACCTCGCTGGCGAAAAGTTTGACCGCGCCGCCATAGAAGCCAGCCTGGGCCGCCCGCTGGCGAATGAGCAACAGCGCTACCAGGTGCGAGAAGGCGGCATTGCCGTTTTGCCGGTTGAAGGTGTCATTGCCCCCAAGGCCAATATGTTTACCGACATTTCTGGTGGCGTGTCTGCGCAAATGATGATGCAGCAAATCAACAGCGCAGCGGCTGACTCCCGCGTCAAAGGGCTGGTGCTGGTGGTCGATTCGCCCGGCGGCAGCGTGTTTGGCACACCTGAGCTGAGCCAAGCCGTCGCCACCATGGCGCAGCAAAAACCCGTGGTTTCGGTCAGTGACGCCACCATGGCCAGCGCCGCTTACTGGTTTGGCTCAGCAGCCAACGCCGTGTACATCACCGGCCCCACCGTCAACGTGGGCAGCATCGGGGTGTACAGCCGCCTCAGCATCGGCCAGCCAGACCCCACCGCCATGGAGTTCGTGCGCGGCAAATACAAGCGCGCCGCCATCAACGGCGCAGCACCCAGCGCCGACTACATGGCCTACTTCGAGGCGCAGCTCGACCACCTCTACGGCGTGTTTGTGGACACCGTCGCGCAAAACCGGGGCGTGTCGGCTGACGTTGTTTTGGATCGCATGGCAGACGCCCGCATTTTCATTGGCCAGCAGGCCATTGACGCGGGCCTGGTTGACGGCATGGCCAGCGTGGACACCATCGTGGACCGCATGGCCACCAACCCCACCCAATACCTCACCCGGCGCAAAGCAGTGTTTGCGCTGGGTGCCCTGCCCGCCACCGGTGCCAGCGCCGCGCCCGCAAGCCGCCAGCCAACCCCGGCCATTCCCGCCACCACGCCCGCCGCAAACACCGCGCCAATCGCTGGCACAATTGCCCAATCGGCAAACCCCGAAACCCAAACCCAAGCCCAACCCCAAGGAATCCGCACCATGCCTATTACCCGCGAACAAATCGCAGCCGAAGCGCCTGAGCTGCTGCAAAGCCTGCTGGCTGAAGGTGCCAGCGCCGAGCGCGAACGCATCAAAGGCGTAGAGGCCCAATTGATCCCCGGCCATGAAACCCTGATCGCCTCTCTCAAATACGATGGCCGCAGCGGCCCCGGCGAAGCGGCCATGGCCATCAACGCCGCCGAGCGCAACCTGCGCACCGCAGCCGCCGCCGCCGCCCAGGCAGACGCACCGCGCCCCGTGCCGCTGGTGCCCGGCTCTACCATCACCGCCGTGCTGCCCAGCGCCGCCGACCAAGCCGCCGCAGCCGCAGCCGCCCAAAGCGCAACCGACCTCGACACCCCCGTGGCTGACCGCTGCAAAGCCGCCTGGGAAGCCAGCGCCAGCGTGCGCGCCGAGTTCGGCACGCTCGCCGCCTACACCGCCTACACCAACGCCACCGAACAGGGCCGCGCCCGCATCTTGCAGCGCAAGGCCTGACCCAAGTCCACCAAGCCACCACCACCACCAACCCCCACCACCCCCAGAGAAAACCATGAAATCCCTGAACCCCCTGAAATTTGTTTTTGCTGTTGCTTGCCTGCTGGCCCTGGCCAGCGTGCTGGTGCCCGGCGTGTCCCTTGCCATCGCCCAAGCCGCCACCTTTGTCGGCCCCGAAAATCTGGCCATGCTCAGCTTTGCCGGTGCCACCCTGGCCGCAGACAAAGCGCGCCCCTACGAACTCGGCGAGCTGGAAGCCTACCCGGCCATTGCCAGCGACATCATTTACGAAGGCGCAGCGGTCGGCGAAAACGCATCGGGCTATGCGCGCCCGCTGGTGGCTGGCGACGTGTTTTTGGGCTTTGCAGAGTCGCAAGCCGACAACAGCACCGGCAGCGCTGGGGCCATTTACGTGCGTGTTCGCACACGCGGCAAAGCCCAATTGGCCGTGGCCGGTGCCACCGCCGTCACAGCCAACGACCGCCCCCTGGTGTACGCATCCGACGACGACACCTTCACCTTGACCGCCAGCACCAACAGCATCATTGGCCGCGTGTCGCGCTGGGTATCCAGCGGCGTGTGCATCGTCGAATTCGATTCGACCCTCGCCGCTGCTGAAGCCGCCCGCGTTACAGGCGACGCTTAATACCCAGCCGCCCAACAAAACACCCAATTAAACCCCTCAAAGGAATAGCATCATGAGTGCTCAAGGTCTTTCATCCCGCGCCATCATCGGCGAGTTTTACGCCACCCTCGAAGAAGATATGGGCGGTCTGTGGGTGCCCCAGGTGTCCAACCTGTTCACCTCCGACCAAGAATCCGAGATTTACAAATGGCTCGGCCAATCGCCGCAAATGCGCGAATGGATCGGCGGTCGTCAAGCCAAAGGTTTTGCCACCGAAGGCGTCACCATTGTGAATAAGGAATTTGAGGCCACCCTGGAAGTGCTGGTCAAAGAAATGCGCCGCGACAAAACCGGCCAAGTCATGGTGCGCGTGCGCGAACTGGCGCAACGCACCAACAGCCACTGGGCCAAGCTGCTGAGCCAATTGATCATTGCCGGTGAATCCGCTGTTTGCTACGATGGTCAATTTTTCTTTGACACCGACCACAGCGAAGGCGACAGCGGCACCCAGTCCAACGACCTCACGCTGGATGTCACTACCCCCACCGCCCCCACCGCTGGCGAAGCCGAAAAAGCCATTCTCCAAGGCATGGCCGCGATTCTGGGTTTCAAGGACAACCAGGGCGAACCCCTGAACGAAAACGCCCGCGAGTTTTTGGTGATGACCCCCATCACCTTGATGAACAGCGTGGCGAGCGCCATCGGTGCCAGCGTCATTGTTGACGGCTCCACCAGCCGCACCAACACCATCTTGACGCTGGGCACCCTGGGCGGCTTCACGGTTCGCATGGCAGCCAACGCCCGCCTGAGCTGGACCGACAAGCTGGCCGTCTTCCGCACTGACAGCGAAACCAAGGCCTTCATTCGGCAAGAAGAAGAAGCCGTTTCGGTGTCTGCTGTGGCCGAGGGCTCCGAGTTGGAGTTCAACGACAACAAGCACCGCTACGGTGTCAAGGCCAGCCGCAACGTGGGCTACGGCTACTGGCAGCGCGCCGCGCTGATCACCTTGACCTGATCTAGCGCCACCCGCCACCCCAGCACCTGAGCAGCGCCCATGGCCTTTACCGAATCGTTCGCCCCCTTCTTTTCCGATTTTGGCGAGTCCGTCACCTTCGCAGGCGACGAACCGGTGCAGGCCATTTTTGACGCATCGTATGACCCGGCCAGCGTGGGCGGTGTGGGCATAGCCAGCGCGCAACCCATGCTCACCATCGCCAGCGACAGCGTGCCCTCCGACCCGGTCGGCACCGGCGTCACGGTGCGCGGTGTCGCGTATGTGGTGGCCGCTGCTGAGCCAGACGGCACCGGCATAAGCCGCATCATGTTGGAGCGCGCACCATGACCGCCGTGACCGCGTTTCAGGCGCTTGCCGCCGGACTGGTGACAGTGCTTACAGCATCGCCCGCCATCGCATCCGGCAACGTCAAAGCCAACCCGACAAGGCCATGGCCCGAGACAGTGCAGCAAGCCGTGGCACTGCGCCTGAGCCGCGCCGACCGCGTAAGCGGGGACGCATGCGGTGATCACTGGCAAGTCGTGATAGAGCTTGACTGCGCCGCCCGCGCCACCACGGGCACAGACCCCGGCGACGCGGTAGACGCGCTGCTGAGCGCAGTAGCCGACCGAATCGCAGCCGCCGACCTGACGCTGCTGGGTGTCATAGAGCGCGACCCGCAGGCATCCATACAATGGACGTTTGACGCCACCGACCGCCCCGCAGCCAGCGCCACGCTGGCTTTGGGCTTTACGGTCCACACCGTCACAAACCGGCTGGTGCAAACCAACCCCTACAGCCTGACCACCGACACCGACAGCATCACCGCAGACACCACCGCTTACACATCCGACCAAACCAACGATTGAGCCCGCTATGTCCCAACCCATCCTCACGCCCTTTCGGGGCACCACCTTTGCCGTCGTCACCAGCTGGGGCACCGGCGCAGCCATCACCGGCATCACCAACGCCAGCCCGGCAGTCGTCACCCGCGTGGCTCACGGCCTCGCTGATGGCGATGTTGTCAAGCACGCGGGCATCGTGGGCATGACCGAGCTCAATAGCCGCATTTGCGTCGTTGACGTGCTGAGCGTTGACACTTACGCCCTCGTCGGCGTGGACTCCCTTAATTTTGGCGCTTACGTGTCCGGCGGCACCGTGTCCAAAGCCACGCTGTCCCAAACCTGCCAGCTGACGGGCTACCAAGGCCCGACGGGCAGCACCCCCAGCTCCACCGTGGACACCAACTGCGGCACCAGCAAAACCTACGGCAACCCTCAGCCGGGCACCGTGACGTTAGCTTTTGCCGAGGCCAGCACCGCATTCGTGACTGCGCTCAAAACGGCCCGCGCCACCGTTGACCAAATCGCCCTTGTCACCACCCTGCCCCTGAGTCGTGGCAAAACGGTGGACATCGGCACCGTGGTGGCTACCGACAGCAACGCCACCGCCAACGGCAATTGGACCGGCGGCGCGACCATCGAGCGCGATTTCGAGCGCATCGACGTGGCGGTGTAACCCATGACAGACCCCACCAAAATCAACACCCTGGCCGACCTGCTGGCCAGCCTGCAAACAGCAGTGCAGCGCGCCGCGCCTGTGGCGGTCGATGTGCCCGAGTTGGGCGGCATGGTCTACGTAGCGCCGCTCAGCACCAGCGAGTGGCTTGACCCCGCCGTCACCGCACCCCCAGACACCTGCACCCCGGCCCAAAAACGCGGCTGGGGTGTGGCGCGTTGGCTGTGCGATGCAGCAGGCAACCGCCTGGTGACCGGCAGCAATTTGCAGGTGTTGGACCTTTTCGCGGCCTTGCCGTGGGAGGCATCGCACCGCATCTTGCACGCCGCCGGTGTGCTGGCGGGTGACCAAAAAAACGGCTAGAGGGTCGGCGGCTGTGGCTGACCGACTTGGCTTTTAACCTGGGCACCCCGCTGCATGTGCTGCAAGCCCGCCCGGTCCAAGAGCTTGAGGCATACGAGCAGTACACGCACCAGCACGGCCTGCCGCTGTGGCGCATTGAACAGCAGCTGGCCCGCATCGCCATGCTGCTGGATGCGCAAAACGCGCCACCGGGCACCCGCCTCAAGTTGTCCGACTACATCGTGCGCATGCACCCAGACCAGCCACCCGCCACCGACCCCGCTGCCGAAATCACCGAAGCCGACGCAGACGCCGCAGCTGATGCGCTAGGATTCCGCCCACAAAACCGCCGCAAGCCAGCAGCCCAACCAACACCCGCCACATTATGAGCGCAGTCGCCAAAGTCATCCTGACCGCCCAAGACCTGACCGGCCCCGCTTTTCGCTCAGCCAGCACCGGGCTCGAAAAACTTGATGCAACGGCCAACATGGCCCGCAACGCCCTGGCCACCTTGGGCGTGGGCTTTTCGGTGGCTACCGTGGCCGGGTACGTGCGCAACATCGCAGCAGCCGGAGCCGAAACCCAGCGCCTCGCTACCCTGGTCAACACCAGCGCCGAGCGCTTTCAGGCCGAGGCTTATGCCGTGCGCGCCGCAGGCATTGACCAAGCCAAATATGCTGACATTTTGAAAGATGTCAATGAAAAGGTCGGCGAATTTATGCGCGGTGAAGGCGGCGAAATGGCCGCATTTTTTGAAAACATTGCGCCAAAAGTTGGCGTAACCGCCGACCAATTCCGCAATTTGAGCGGCCCCGACGCATTGCAACTGTACGTCAACACGCTGCAAAAAGCCGGGTTAAGCCACACCGAAATGACATCGGCCATGGAAGACTTGGCCAGCGACAGCACGTTGCTGCTGCCCCTGTTGCGCGACAACGGCAAAGCCATGAATGATCTGGCAAAAGAAGCGCAAAACGTGGGCGCAGTGCTGGACAACGAAGCCATCAAAGCCGCCGAAAAATTCAACCACGAATTAACCAAGCTGGAAGTAACCGCCTCAAGTTTTGGCCGTTCGGTTGCAATCCCCATCGTGCAAGGCCTGAACCACGTTATCGGCCAATTTCGCTTAGCCCGCCAATTCTCTGACGGCTGGCTTGATTCGCTATCCCGCACCGGCACCAGCAACCCGGAAGAGCGCATCAAATCCATCGGCGAAAAAATTAAGCAGCTGAACAAAGACCTGGAAAACCCAAACTTGGTGGGTTTGCCCCGGTCGCGCACCGAACAAAACCTGCGCGCCGCTGAAAAAGATTTGCGCATGCTCCAAGAATTTCGCCGCCCCGCGCTGGTGGAGAGCGTCACCTACAGCCCAGACGATCAAAGCGGCGCAGAGGCCCGGCGCTTGGGCTTGCAAGGCCCAACGCCCGTGCCTGCTGGCCCAAAACCCGCCAAGCCGCCCAAGCCCACAGGCGCAACAAAACCACCAACGACACCCAACACAGACCCGCTCGGCGACTTTATCGCAGGCGAACAGGTCCAAGCCGCCATTCAACGCGACACCGAAGCCTCAGCAGCAGCCAAAACCCTTTACGAAAACACCAGAACTGGCATCGAAAAATTAGGCGCTGAAGAGGTCAAGCTACAAAAATTAAAAGATCAAGGCTATATTTCGGACGATGTTTATTGGCGCGCTCGTGAAGCTGCAATTGATAGCTATGAAGCATCATTGGAAAAAGCGGGGCAAATTGTTGAAACCAACACCGATCAAGCCACAGCCCAGGCCGACCGCCTGGGCGCAGCATTCTCCCAAACATTCGACCGCATGTTTACCGACGGCATGAAATTCGGCGACTTGTTGAAAAAACTCGCATTCGACGCAATCAACATCGCATTCTTGACGCCCGCCACCCAGCGCATGGGCAGCGGCCTAGCCAGCGCCGCCACCGCGTTTTTGTCCAGCTTCGACGGCGGCGGCTACACCGGAAGCGGTGCCCGCTCCGGTGGCCTTGACGGCAAAGGTGGATTCATGGCCCTGTTGCACCCCAACGAAACCGTGGTGGATCACGCCCGGGGCCAATCCGCAGGCGGCGCAACCATCGTGCAAAACATATCCATTGACGCCCGAGGCGCAGACGCTGGCGTAGAGCAGCGCATCCGCGCCGCCATGGCTCAAACCAAAAATGAGACCCTGGCCGCTGTGCAAGCCCGCGCAAACCGGGGCGGCTCGTTTGCCGCAGCATTGGGCAGGGCATAACTCATGGCCGACTACACCACCACCGGCGTGGCCATCCACCAATGGCCCAACACCATCAAGCCCGCCGAGGTCACGCTGCACCTGCGGTACAACACCAGCACATTCACCAGCCCATTCACGCGCACCAGCCAGACCACCGAGCTACCCGGCGCGCTGTTCGAGCTGGCGGCCACCGTGCCCAGCCTATCCCCCGATGCCGTGCGCGCCGCCCGCGCATTCGTGGCCACGTTGCGCGGCATGGCCGGGCGCTTTGTTTTCCCGGCCTACGCCTGTCGCTACGCCCCGCCCGCCATGAGCCAGCCCGAGCGCGTCACCATCATCGGCCTCACGGCAGACACCGACACCATCACCGCCGACACCACGCTGCACACCACCGACGCCACGACCGTGACCTACGAAACCCAGTACACCGTCACGGCTTGCCCAGACAGCACCACCATCACCGGCACGCTGTGGCTCAACAGCAACCGCGCACCGCTGCAAGTCGGCGGCTACATCAGCTGGGACGACGCCACCGGCTGGCGACACCTCCACATCGTCACAGCCATGGCCACCGCCGATGGCGTCACCACCCTGACAGTAGAGCCACCCATGCGCGCCCAGCCCACCGACGACACGCCCATGCACGTACACGCCCCCAGCGGCGTGATGATGCTCACCTCAGACGGCGAGGGCGCACTGCGCCAAGCCGGGGCCAATTGGGTTATGACCGTGTCGGCGGTGCAGGCATTCCCGCTACAGGTGACAACATGAAAACAGTAGCCGCTCTTTTTGTTCGCACTGATAGCGTTTACAAAAAAATAGAAAAAGTAGATGCTTACGACATATTCAGGGACGCTAGAAACTGGCCGGGTGGTTTGCCTGTAATTGCTCACCCGCCTTGCCGTGCTTGGGGTAGGTTGAGACAGTTTTCAAATCCAAGGCCAGATGAAAAAGATTTAGCCAGATGGTCTGTTGTGCAGGTGCGTAAATTTGGCGGCGTTTTAGAACACCCAGCCGGATCAACTTTGTGGATGGATCAAGGGTTACCGCTTCCAGGTCAATCAGATGTTTGGGGCGGGTGGACTTTGGCAGCGCCTCAAAAATGGTGGGGTCACAAAGCTGAAAAAGCGACATGGTTTTATATTGTTGGATGCGCGCCAAGACAAATACCAAACATTCCTTTAATTCTTGGCGATGCTGCTTATGTTGTGCAATCAAGAAAAAGAAATGATTCTAGGCCACATATATCAAAAGCCGAGCGCGAGCACACGCCAGTTGATCTTTCTTTCTGGCTTGTTGATTTGGCAGAAAAATGCAAGCTAGAGGTTAACCCATGACCCGCCCCGCCGCCGCCCCCCTCATCGCTGCCGCCAAACAGCCCACCGTGCGCCCATTTATGGCCGCCGACCTGGACTACCCAGCAGGCCCGGTGCGCCTGTGCAGCCTGCCCATGCCCATCCAAATCGACGGCGACACCTTTTACGGCACCGGTGCCATGGGCGAAATCAGCTCGTTGGAGGAAGGCGCAGAAAACCGAAGCTACGGCTTCACCTTGCAGCTTTCCGGCATCCCCGGCAATTGGGCCGAGTATTTGCGCACCCAAGACGTGCAAGGTCGAATGGTCACAGTGCGCCTGGGCTTTGTAGACGATGGCCACCAGGTCATCGGCTCTGAAATCATCGCCGTGGGCCGCATGGACACCCAAGACGTGCAAGCCGGTGCCACCACCGCCGTGCTGGTGTCCTGCGAAGGCATAGGCGTTGACTGGGAGCGCGCCCGCGTGCGCCGCTGCACAGACGCCGACCACCGCGCCCGCCACCCCTCGGACGGCTTTTTTAAGTACCAAGCCGCCATGGAAAACCTGACACTGAGCTGGGGCAAATGATGATCGACCAAAAACTAGAAGCCTTGATGTACGACTGGCAGCGCCGCCCGTTTGTGCTGGGCACCACCGACTGTTGCCAATTCGCACGCGCCGCCGCGTGGAGCCTGCACACCGTGCTGGTAGAGCATGAGCCCTACACCACAGACCGGCAAGCCTTGCGCGTGCTGGGCGCGCTCGGCGGGTATCGCGGCCTGCTGGCCCGCACCCATCGCCCCGTGCCCACCGGCGCAGCGCAGCGCGGCGACATCGTCATCCTGCCGGGCAAAGCGCCGTACCGCGAGGCCTTGGGCGTGGTCACTGGCATCCATGCCCACACCACCGGCCACCACGGCCTGGTTGATGTGCCCCGGTCAAAGTGGGTTGAGTGCTGGAGGGTCATGTAATGCCCGAAGCCGCCGCCGCGTATGTCGCCGACTACTTTGCATTTGAGGTCATCGGCACCACTGTTGCCATGGCCGCTGCTATTGAAACGGCTGTTTACGTCGCCGCCACCGTCGCAATCAGCCAAACCACCGCCCGCCTGCTCAGCTCTGGCCAGGGCGGCACAGCCACCCCTCAAGCCCTCAACACCTCCATCCGGCAATCAGGCGTACCCCGCCGCCTGATTTACGGCACCGTCAAAGCCGGTGGCGTGCTGGTGTACCCGGCCCAGTCCGACGACAGTGAATATGTCCACCTCGCCATCTACCTGGGCGAAGGCCCAATTGACGGCGTGGACCCCGTGTACTGGGTAGGTGACGACCTCAGCACAGACCCAAAATTCGACGGCCTGTTGACCCTTGAAGCCTACACCGGCGCCCCTGGCCAGACCGCCAGCGCCGCCCTCATTGCAGCCAGCGGCGGCGAATGGACCAGCGCAGACGTGGGCACCGGGTGCGCCTACACAGTCACGCGCTACAAATGGGACCGCAACGCCTTTCAGCGAGGTTTGGTTTTCCCCACCTTTTTGGTTCGTGGCCGCTTGCTTTTCGACCCCCGCACCAACACCACCGCCCACAGCTCAAACCCCGCCCTGGTGCTGCTGGACTACATCCGCAGCCAATACGGCTACGCCGCCCCCGACGAGTGGATCGACTTTGACGCCTTCGCTGCCGCCGCCGCTGTGTGCGACGAGCTTGTGGACAGCATCGACCCCGACAACACCGTGGGCGGCGTCACGGGCAAAGTGCGCCGCTACACCCTGAACGGCGTGTTTGAGACAGCGGGCGGCCCAGCCTACACCGTGGCCACAATGGAAGCAGCTATGGCCGGCAAGCTGATTTTTTGCGCTGGCAAATACCGCGCCTACGCAGGCGCATACCGCGCCCCAACCGGCCCCACGTTGACCAGCGAATACCTGCGCGGCGACCCATCCTTGCGCACCCACCCAGCGCGCCAGCAGCGCATCAACATCGTGCGCGGCACCTACCGCGAGCCAAAACAAGACTGGCAAACCGTCGATTTCCCCGAGCAATCTTTACCTGTCGCCGTTATTGCTGAGGCCGGTGAAATCGTCCAGAACATTGACTTTCCCGTCACCTCCAACGGGGCCACCGTTCAGCGCCTCGCCCGCATTGCCATGCGCCAAGCCCGAAGCGCCGTGCCGCTCAGCTTGCCGTGCAATTGGTCGGTTTTTCGGTGGCGGCTTTACGACACCATTCCCGTAAACGTTCCCGAAATTGGCGCATCCGGTGTGTACCTGATCACCGGTTACACGTTTGCACAAGGCGGCGGCATTGATTTGGTCTTAGTGCCCCACACCGCCGCCGATTACGCGTGGACCCCAGCAACCGACGAAACGTTGGTGCCCGAGGTGCTGCGCCCAGATTTCAACACCACGCCCCCAGCCATCTTGGGCCTGACGGTCTACGGCAGCGCTATGGACCCGGACGACGCAAACCAGCCACGGCTGCGGGCCGTTTGGCTGGCCAGCGTTGACGTTCTGGTGACCGAGTACGATGCTCAATACAAGCGCAGCGACGCGGCAGAATGGACCAACGGTTTTAAGCTCAGCACCACTATCGTGACGTGGGGAGTGCCACAAGGGCACGAATACGATGTGCGCGTGCGCGCCGTGCGCTCTGACGGCACCACCGGCCCATGGGCAGAGGTCACCAACACGCTGGTGACTGGCGACACCACACCCCCCGGCCCGCCCACCCTGCTTAGCGTCACACACCACGGCGGTGGTGGCGGCGGCACCCATCAAGACGAGGTGTTTTGGACCAACCCCACCGACGTCGATTTTTCCCGCGCCCGGGTTTGGGTCAACACCGTCAACAACTCAGCCACCGCCACCCAGGTCGGCGAGGTTTTTGGCCTGCCCGGCACGGCCTACAGCCTAGAGGTCGATCACCCCGACACCGACGACCGCTATTACTGGGTGTCGGCCATTGACCGAACCGGCAATACCAGCGCCCGCACCTATGCTGGCGGCGTCTAAAATATCACCACCAACCCATTAGGATTTCACCATGACCGATGTAGTCAATGTAGGCGCGGCACCCAACGACGGCACAGGCGACGCATTGCGCGCCGCTTTTGTGGCCATCAACCAGCGATTTTTGCAGACCGAGGGCCTGATGCTGGTCAACGCCCGCTACATCGGCGCGCTGTCAGCAAATCCAACTGCCCGCTATGACGGAACCCCGCTGCAAACTGGCGACTACTACGTCAACACCTCCACCAACCGTTTTCGGGTGTACCTCACCAGCGAATGGGTTGAGGTTGAGGATGTAGACGCCAAAGCAGCAGCAGACGCGGCAGCGGCCAGCGCCACCGCAGCAGCAGACAGCGCAGCCACTGCAACCACAGCCCGCGACAGCGCGCAAGTAAACGCCAAGGGCGCAGACACAATCGCAGCCGCTCGTGCGCTGGTTGCAGACACCGAGACTTTTAACGTCTACCCTCCCGGAGCCTTTACGTTTCAGTCGTATCGGCGCAACAGTAGCACAACTGAGACGTTTTTGGGCGAGTATCCAAGCGCCAGTGCAGCAATTCTGACAAGCGGTAATGTGTTGGGTACGGCCATTGGCTTTCAGGCGTCCGCAGAAGCATTTAACGGAGCCGTAACAACATCATCAGGCGGTGTATTTGTTGGCTTCACTATCCCAGCAAACGCTGGCACTGGTGATACCACATACATTACCCGCTTTTTTGACGCAACAGCTTTGATCGGTAAAACGGTTGATTTTGTTTCTACATACACAGTTAACTCTGGTTTTATAACAAATTGCCCTGCCCGTGCTAGTGCGCTGCAAGTAAGGATTAACGGCGTCACCACGACAGTTAGCACCTCAAGTGGCGCTTCTCGAACAATTACGCAGGTTGGCACGGAATTAACTGTAAAAACACGATACACCGTGCCAGCGGGCACGACAGATGTTGGCGTTCTGTACCAAGTTGCCGCAACATCAACAACCCAAACATTTGACAGGTCGATTGAAATTGTTTCTGCCAGTTATATATTGGTTCCCGGTGCAGGAAGTTCTGTAAATGATGTAATGTTCGATGCAAAGCTAGAAAAGTCATTTGTTGAAATACTCGACGGCTTTGCTTACAATACGACAGTAATACAGGCTGGCGCTACTCGCACTTACACAACGCCAAAGGCTGCAAACGACGCCATTGTCGAAGCTACTGCACTGTCGCGCACAGAAATTGCGTTGGATGCAGGAACGTACAGCACAGACCCAGAAGGTTGGACGCTGGCGCAATACGCTACCATTAAAGGGTACGGCAGCACAAAGCCGGTCATCCATTACGCCGGTGCAGACGGCGATACTCACGCAAACAATGAAACCTTTTGGATCAAGCGCGATGCCGTAATTGATGGTGTTCGCGTGACGATCCGCAATGGCCGTTACGCTATTCACGCTGAATCCGGGTCAATTGCGAACGGCGCAACTCAAGATTGTAAAGTTGTTATCAAAAACTCGGAAGTTGAGCATTTTGGTAACGTTAATAACAATTGGGCAACGCAGTCTGCATGGGGCAGCGGCATTTCCAGCGGGTGGCACGTTCGCAGCGAAAACAACATTTACCGTGCGCCAACTTCTGCATTTTTCTACCATACCAATTCTGGCTTTTCAAAGCCGACGCTGGTAGAAAACATTGGTGATACGTTTATCAATACGAACAATTCTGCCAATAGCAACATTGCTATTGACATTCAGCCGATGGGAAGCGGTCAGAAAGACCAGCACCGTTTGATTGGCTGCACCATTGACGGCATGCTTCGCTACACCGTCTATGCTTGGCAGCACACAACTATTGATTACCAGCCTGCAAACCATTGTGAAATCGAATGCAGCGGCTATGGAAATACTCCCGCCGTTTTCCGTGTAACAGACTTTGGCCGCGCCTTGCGTATTCGTGCTGTTGCTGGGGCGGGTTCATCCGTAATTGTTTCTGGTGATGCTGTGCCGGTTATTTTTGGCACTGTGCGATCTTTTCCCGGCGTGGAAAACCTGCCCGCCTACATTGACGGTACGTTTGATGTTTCTGGTGTTGGTGTTGGCCCAAGTGCAAACATTTTCATCACATCTTTGGGCAAGAGATTAGGCAATTGCACCAGCGTAAACAAAACTTTGACCGTTACCGTCAATGGCGGAGCGCCAACCAGTATTGTGTTTAATCAAGATTACACCAATGTGGACAACGCGACTGTCATTGCAGCGATTCAGTCGGCAGTTGGCGCAACGTCGCTGGCTGTTGTTGATACCTACGCGCCAGGCGAGCTTTATCACCCACGGCTCACCGATGAAGAGCGCACTCTTTACAACCCGTCTGCAACCATTGGGATTCCGAAAGGGTCTGTTCTGGCTTTTGACGGTTCTCGCAAGTTCGTGCGTCTGATGACATCCTCGGACGCTGCATCGCTATTTGCTGGCGTCGCTCTAGAGGACATCTACCCGCTAACTTTTGGCCGCGTCAAAACACGCGGATGGCTGTGGCTACCTTATGTGCGAATGAGTGCTGGCAGCCTGACATTCGGCGCGACCATGAGCGTCGGCGCTACGCCAGGGCGCGTTGATGCTGGTGGATCGCAAGGGTTGCTTCGGGCGGTGCGTACCGAGGCTGTTGAGGTGGCACCTTGATTACGCTTCATTACATTGGGCCGAAAAAGAGAAATTTGTTTTCCCGCGCGGGCTATCACGCAACGGTGTTTGGGCAGCGCGCATACGGGCCTGAGCTGGCGCGCATTACCCACACCGAGCTGTTGTTGTGCGGCCCGTGGCACAGTGCAAGCATCGCCAGCAGCAGCATCGTGAATGGCGGCGTGCGTATCCGGCACAGCGTGCGGCTCAACCCGACGCATTGGATTGCATTGGAGCGGCCATTGTCGCCAGACCACGAAGCCGCGTTGATCGACTGGTTTGTGCAGCACAAGGGCCAGCCCTACGACTTGCGCGGCGCTGGCGGTTGCGTAATGCCAGCCCTGGTGCAGCACGATAACGGCGCGTTTTACTGCACCGAAGCCGTGGCATCAGCGGCCCGGTACGAAGCACCACACACCTTCTGCCCTGCCGCCTTCTATCTTTCCGAAATCGCTCTAGGCGCAACCGACATAACCCGTCAATTTTTTGAAAGCCACGAATGACCGAAGAGCAAAAACAAGGCGCTCTAATCGTGCTGCGCCTATTGATAAAACAAGCACCATTCCACGCATTTGCCTTAACCTTTTTAATCTGGTGTACGGGCTTTATCACCGTGCCATGGGCCAACCAATACCAACCATTCACCCAAAACAATTTATATGCTCCAGGCCGTTGGCTCGTTTTTGTTTCATATTTTATTGCTTACGCAAATTACTATATATGGAAAGTAAAAAGAGGCAAATAATGAACCCACAAACAATGGAGCCAGCCGCTTGGAAAATCATGATAATTGGTCTGGTTTCTGGGGTGGTCACTTACATCGAACAAATGGACGCTGCGCAAGTGGCGTCCTTTGTGATGGTCGCCTGCGGCCTGTTGCTCAAAGTAGTGCAGGCCGTCATGGACGGTGTGGACAAATACCAAACCCGGCGCGAAAAAGCCCGGGCCGACCGGCGCGAAGAGGAAATCCACGCACTCACAGTCGCAAAGCTGCGGCGCGAGCTTGATGCAGCCATCCCCGCTCAGCACCCGCCCACCACGCCAGCCACCTGCCCGCCGCCACCAGCCGCGCCCCTTGCAACACCCCAGCCACCCCAAGCACCATGAGAGCACCACGCGCCCATTTTCCAGCACCCGACACAGAGCCCACCATAGATCGCTGGCGACACCGCCGCGCCCATGCGTGGCTCGCCGTCGTTGCCGGGCTGGCGTACCCGCTGCTGCTGCTGTGGACCGCCAGCGACCAGCTGGGCTCCATCGCCGTGTACTTTTACAGCTTTTGCACCCTCGTCGTGACCGGCTACCACGTCCTGGCCACCATGGACGACAAATGGCAAGCCGCCCCCAAGCCACCCAGCACCCACACCGCAGCCACCCCAGCCCAACAGGACGCCCCATGAAAAAACGCATCTACACCGTGACCGCTGGCCACGACCACAACCGCCGTGGCGTGGCTGTTGACGGCTATCAAGAGGAGGTGCTCATGGCAGAGCTGCGCAACACCATTGCCATCAAACTTCGCGCCCGTGGCCACACCGTGCGCACCGACGGCGAGGGCTTGGCCAACCTGCCCCTGCCCCACGCCCTCACGCTCATCCCAGGCGCGCACACCGCCATCGAGCTGCACACCAACGCGGCAGCCAACCCCGCCGCATCGGGGGTCGAGGTCTACAGCCTGCCCAAGCACAAAGCCAAGGCCCAAGCCCTGGCGCAGTCCATCGCCACCGTGCTGCAAACCCGCGTGCGGGGTGACGGCGGCTGGGTGGACCAGTCCAAAAGCCAGCACGGCTCGCTGGGCTGGGTGCGCGCTGGTGGCCTGCTGATTGAGGTGTTTTTTTTGACCAACCCGGTCGAGCGCGCCGCCTACCTGGCCAGGGTGTGGCTGGTAGCCAGCGCCATCGTTGACGCGCTTGACGCCGAAAACGCTTGACCCGCCAGCGCTGGCCCGGTGATATTTTTGCATTTATTTTTAGGCAAAGCTAAAAAATGCGGGTTTTCTTGATATAATTTATGCCATGGTGCAGCACAGGGCGGCACCGCAACAAGGATACAGATCATGAAAGCAGTTTTTCAAAACGCCATTACCACCCAAGACGCCGCCGCATTTTTGGCGGCAGCAAAGCAACACGGCATCACGCCCGAGAAAGTTATGCCATTCGCCGACAAGGCCGAGGTCAGGAAAACCGGCACTCAGGTGCTGGTGTCCGTTCTGGCAAGGTTTGACCGCCAAGACGGCGGCGACGGCTTGCGTGACGGCGCTACTGGTTTCCGCAAGACGGAAGATGCAAAAACATGCGCGTTTGCTTTGGCCGATTTAGCCAAAGTCACGGTGGCAGAAATCGCAAACCATCATCTTGTTTATCGTCTGTCAGAAGACGTGTACGTTTTCGAAAGCCGTGAAGGCATTCGATCTGACCCCGCTACATGGGGCGAAATAAGAAAAGCAGTTGAACAAGCTGCTTATCAGCAGCGCTGGGGATCGGCATTTGCAGAATGCCTGCTTGGGCTTGAGGTAGAAGGGCTGCCAGCCGCTTGCCAGTAAAGCCACCACAACCCGCCGCCAAGCCCTGCGCGCCAGGGTTTGCCAGTGGAGCCACCACAACCCCGTGCCCGGCGGCACCGGGCAACGTCATCACCAACGAGAAAACCATGTACCCTTTCGAGATATTTTTCCTGAACAACGGCGATGCCGTGTTTCAAACTGAGCAGTTTGCGCACCGCTACGACAACATGGCGGAAATGGCGGGTGATTTCTGCACCTACCAAGATGCCGGAAGCACCAAAGACTGGGACGGCAACGAGCCCGAAAGCCGCACGGTTTGGGACGGCAGCATGGAGCGTAACGGCTCTTACTTGTGCGTGACCGAGGGTTGCTGGGGCGACCTGAACGCCGAATGGGGCTATAACACCGACAACTTCCTGCGCCACCTGGAAAACCTCGGGTATCAATCCTAAAACGGTCGGCCACCCCCCATGATCACCCCCGCCCTTGCCTACTACGCCACCCGCACCGCCCGCTGGATACCGCTGGCCCTGGCCGGTGCAGCGCTGGCCGCTACCGGCATCGCCTGGCAAGCTGAGCGCGCCGCCCACGCCCACACCCGGGCGCAGCACGCCGCCCAGGCCGAGCGCCAGGCCCGCGACACGCTGCGCCAAATCGAGCGCGGCCAGCAAGCCGCCGACACCTACACCACCGAAAAAGCCCATGCAAAAATCATCCGCGACACCATCACGGTCGAGGTGGACCGCATCATCACGCGCGACGTGTACCGCGCTGAGTGCTTTGATGCTGACGGCCTGCGCCAGCTCAGCACCGCCATTGATGCCGGTGCCCCCACCGCCCCAAGCCCTGACGACCCCCTGCCCGCCACTAAGCCACCCGAATGACGGCACCGGCGCAGCCCTGCTTCCATGGGCAGTAGCCACAGCCAGCGCCTACAACGACTGCGCCGCCCGCCACCGCGCCCTGGTGCAAGCCATCACCCCCGGCAAATAACCCACCACCGCCCACGCAATCCTGATAAACTCGCCCCTGTCTCCTCGTGGTGCCCATGTGACAGCAGCAGCGCCTTAAACCCCATCGCTCACCCCGATGGGGTTTTTTTTGATCTTATTTTTAGGCAAAGCTAAAAAATGCGGGTTTTCTTGATATAATTCAGGCCATGGTGCAGCACAGGGCGGCACCCAACCAAGGGCCAAAATCATGCAAACAGTCAATCAGATAGGCATGCAAGCATTGAAAAGCTGGATTGAATCCACCACGCGAGCTGACGAAGTTGGTCCGCTTCACGCAACCGACCTTGATGCCTTAAGCGAATGGGCAGAAGAAGCAGAAGAAGCCGTGGCAAAAAACGGCCGCCCAACCGTGACCATGAGCGAAGTTGCCACAAAATCCGGTAAAGAAGAGGTTTTTACAATCCCGCCAGAAGGCTTAACCACTTGGGAAAACTGACCCCACCGCCAAGCCTTGCGCGCCAGGGCTTGCCAGTGGAGCCACCACAACCCCGCGCCCGGCGGCACCGGGCAACGTCACCACCAACGAGGAAACCATGCTCAAAGCGTACAAAGTCAACGAAACCGGCCTGCTGGCCATCAAGCGGTTTTTGGCTCAGCACCACAAACTGGGCGACAACTTCACCCGCGAAAACCTGCTAGCCTGGCTTTACGATGCCGAGGATCAACTGTCTTTTGACAACCCCGCCACCATCGAAATCCCGGGCATTGTCAGTGTGACCGGCAACCCGATCACATTTACAGTGCCAGACGATGGCTTAGACTTTGCCGAAGTTTGGAAGGCGTGGGAAGATGAAGACGGCGAAAGCGGAGCTGTAAAGTTTTTGGTTCCGGTTGGCCAAATGGTTGACGTGGCCGCGCTGGGTGCTTACGTGCTGGGTGTGGACCTGAGCACGTCCATCAACGTCAAGCGGGTGTGACCATGTTCACGGCAACTATCGACGGTCAAGTGCTGGCCACAAGCCCGGGTTGGGCCGGGTTGGAGGCGCGTTACAAAGGCACCGCCGTCATCATCAAAAACGAAAAAACGGGCGTTTCGTGGCCAGCCGACCCGGCTGCTTTTGACGCCGAGGCCGAGGCGCTCGACCTCGAAATCCAGTTCGATGCCGTGCATGCCAGCGCGCCCATTCGGTGGCGCATGCCAAACGCCGCCTGCCCAGACGGCACCGGCTGGCACTCCACGCCCTACCAGACCTCAGACGCGGGGCACTGCGCAGCAACAGCCGAAAAAATGGTGCGCGCCTGGCTGGCCCTGAGCTACTGAGCGCGCTTGTCTGGCAGGGCTTGCAGCTTTGCCGCGCACGCACCGCAGACCCACAGCGCCCGAAATCGGCGCGCGTCGGTCTGCGGTTTTTTTTGCTTGCACACCATGCAGTCCACCGCCTCCCCGGGCCTCAAGTCGGCCAGCCGGGTGATGACGCCACGCCCTGGCGCTGCCGCCGCTGGTGTTGCGCCTGCACCAGCGCCGCGCCGCTTGCTGGCCGGGCTCACGGCTTTCCTTGCGCTGGCTGCTCAGCACCCACCTCGGCCCGCTCAGCACCCACCGCCTGCGCTGGCGCTGCGCCAGGGTAGGCGATAGCCTCGCCGTGGGTGTAAACACGCTGCCAGCTGCTGCGGACACGCGCCTTGGCCAGCCGCTCGGCCTTGTAAAACTCGCCGTAAGTCAGCAGCCGCGCCGCCTGCTCGTAAGCCCACACCAGGTCATCCAGCGCGCTGATTTCCGCTCCGTACAGCGCACCCGCCACCCATTGCCCGCTGCTAGTGGCGCGCGACTCAATAGCCAGCAGCGCCGCGTGCCCCATTTCGTACATGCGCAGCAGGCCCTTCACGGCTTTGCAGTCTTCAATGGCGTACCCGATAAACACAAGGCTGTTGAGCTGCACCCAGTGGCTGTAATCCAGCTGCCCCAGCTTGGCCAGCCGCAACGCCTCGCGGGTCATCTTCATCAGCTTGTCAATTTCCTCCTCATTAAATGGGGTGTTGTTTTTGTTGACAGCAGCAATGCCGGTGCCAGCCAACAAACGCGGGTCAACCATTTGGCCGTGTTTGCGTTTGATCTTTTGAGCGTAGGCGGTTGTTTTTTGGCCCATGGTGTTGTCCTGTTGAGTTGTTCAGCTTTTCTTTTTGCGCGGTTTTTGTTCGCGCAAATCGGTGTGTCTTATGCTCATTCCGCTTTTTGTCAAATAATCGGGGTCGCCTTGTCCACCCATTAGATTGATGTGTGGCGCAAAATCCCGAGCCAATTCAACAGGCGGGCACCATGCTGCCTGCAAACCATCCAAAACTTCCTGCACCTTGCCTTTGGCCGCGTGCAACGCGGTTTCCAGCTTGATGCGTTCGGCCTCTTCCTGTTGCAGCTCTTCGCGGGTTTCAGCAAGCGCTTCGTCTTGGCTCTGGATGTGCAGCGCCGCCCATTGCAGCAGCGCGCCCAAGTCGGTGCCTTTGTGCTGTTCGCCATCGGCCTGTAGCTTGTCGGTCAGTTCGCTCATGTTTTAGCTTTTCCGGGTCAATAAAAATACATCGCTCGAATTTTGTCAAGCAACGGGTTTTCACCGTCTTCAAGCGGAACTCCAAAATCATCAACACCTATCGTTTTTTCAACCTCCTCCAACAGCGCTCGCTGGTCGTCAATAATTCTGGATAAATGCGCCGTGCTTGACTCATAGCCCGCTAATTCGGATTGATAGCCGCCAATTTCAGACTCCAAGGTTTGACGTGCGGATTTTTCGTTTATGGCGTCGGCGCAAAAACGAGACGCTTCAGATTCCAAGCTGGTAATTCTCAACAGCATTTCGGTGTGCAACACGGTCAGCATGTCGCGATACGGTGCATCCGGCAGGCATTGCTGCATCATTTGGCAGCGCTGTTCAAAAGTTATGTTGCTCATACAGCGCCGCCTTTCTGCGCCAGCAGCGCAGCACGAATCAATGCCACATCTTCACCGGCAATGCCACTGCAACAAAATGCACGCCGCCGCGCCAAAATGGCTTGGATTTGCCGCTCGATGTCGTTTGCGGTTTCGTCAAAAAGTTGAAGCTGTTTGTTCATGCTGCTCAGTTCTCTATGCGCTTAAATTCCACCACCCACACCCATTGGTTGGCTTCCCAGCTTCCGTGGCCGTTAATGGACTCCCAAAGCGCTGCGTATCTGGCGATTGGAAAACTGTTGCCAAATACAGGCCCAATGCGCGATAAAGCCGACGTGTCATCATCCCGCATGCAACAATTGGCTGGGCTTACGCCCTCCGCAACCGCATCGGCCTCGCGGATGTCTTGCAATCGCTCCACGCGCACGCCGGTGATTTCGAGCTTGATGCGGCTGGCCCACCGGGGCATAAACATGCCGGGGCGGTAGCGTCCTGCTGGTGATTCGTGCGGCACGTCTGCCTCGTACCAAATCCGGTGAGCGGCGGTGATTTCTCGCGGGGCAAAGCCGTTGGCCAGGTCGATTACGCGCCACGCCTCCCTCACCCACAGCCGGTCGCCGGGCTGGCCGTATGGGCATGGTTTGCACCACCCATCATCAGCCAGCTCTACTTCACCTTTTCCGTCTTCTGTCCATGCATAAAAATGCGCTCTCGGATCAGGGTGATACCAAGTGGTGACTCCAATAGTCGTTTCGGGTGGTTGTTGCTTTACCACCCGCCGCGTCTGCGTTTTCTTGCCGCCAAGAATGGCACAAACCATCGGCGGGCTAAACAAAATCGGACGCTCTTTCATTCCGAGCCACCTTCCTGCGCTGCCGCCCCATCCGCAGCCACCAGCACCGCCTGCTCGCCAAACTCACGCGGGCCAATGATGCCCGCCTTTTCGAGCTGTTCCAGCAGGGCGTGGGCGCGTATGTAGCCCACTTTCAAAGCGGATTTTAGGTAGCGCACGCCTGCTTTTTGGTTTTGGATCACGACCCGGCGGGCCTCCTCAAACAGCGGATCGACCTCGTTGGAGGCAGGCGCATCGCTGGCCGGGGCGTCGGGCGCAGTCGCCCGACCATCCTCCCCCACGGCGCTTGCGCCGTCGCGATTGGACCCCTCCGGGGCCGCAGTCGGCCCCGTATCCTCTTCCATGGCCTGCATCGCGGCAGCGATGCCTGTTATTGCTTCCCGCTCGGTGGTTTTTGGCACAGCACGCGCACGCGCAAGCGGGGCCGGTTTTTGCGCAGCGCCCCCCCCGCCCCCGTGCGCTTGCGCAGCAGGGGTAAGGGGTAGATCGGTCGATTTTTGGTCGGTGCCGCATGCACTTTTATGCATGTTTTCAGCGGCTACGCTGGCTTTGATGGCGGTCAAATCCAAGTCAAGGCTTGCGTGCTGAGCCATCACCGACAGCAGGTCGCCGCCTTGCTTACCGGGCTCTTGCCAGCTGCGCCATTCGGCGTCGCTGTGCATCACCAGCAGCGCCAGAGCGCGTTCGGGGTGCTGGTGCTCGCGTATCCAGTCCTCCAGCGCGGCGCGTGGTGCAATGGGGCCGAGGTCGAGCATCTTGGCCAGCCGCTTGCACCCTTCGGCTGTGGGCAAAACGAGGGTTGCGAGGTGGCGCAGCGCGTCCGGGGGCAGGGTGTAGGTGTCGGCGGTTTTGATGGCGTGCCACCCTTCGCGCATCACTTCCCAGCGCCAGCCGTTTTCGTAGTTTTTGACCTGCTCGGCCTGCGCTGCCTTGGCCTGGGCTTGGGCGCTTTCTTGAGCCTTGGCCTGCACCGCGTCGGCGGCGTCTTGGTGGCCTTTTTTGGCCAGCAGGCGCTGGGCTGTGGCGTGGTCAATGACGGCGATCAGCGAGCCGCCATGGTGCGGGTCTGCCACCATCGTGGGCTTGATGCCTTCGCGGTCCAGCAGCGCGCCGAGGGCTGTGCCTATGGCTGCGGCTAGGATGTACCCGCGCAGGCGTTCTGGGCGCGCTGGCTGGGTGGCGTGTTGGCGGTGTTGGGTCACGCGCATGTCAGACGTCTTGTTCTTGCGATGCGTAATTCACATCTTCGTCGTCCATGTCGATTTCTATGTGCGTGCGGCCTACGTAAAGCGCCATCAGCAGCGATTCAAACCGGCCAATAATGTCAGGGCGTGAGGCTGGGGTGATGTCTTCGCTATCGAGCTTGAGCGAGTACACGGCGCCTTTTTCGTTGATGGCAATGCGGTATTTTGCTTTGTATTTTTTGTCTTCGCGTTCTTTGTTGTTATGTGAGTATTCGCCCGGGTTTTCATCGGGGTCAAGATACAACCAGCCGCCTTTCCGTGTGTATCTACATGGAGCAAAGTAAGCGTAGAACGCTTCGTGACGTTCTTTGTTAAAACCGGCGCGGGCTTCATCAAGAAGTTCACTCATTTTTATGACAGTCGGCACATTGGGCATTACCGCATTCAACGCTTTGTCAAACGCGGTTTTTACAAGAGATTCATTGCCCGCCGTGACCATGGTGGAAATGGAGTGGTTCAGGATTTGCTGAAACTTCGCCACCTCGGAAACGCTCAGGCCATGAGGCAGCGCGCTGGTGATTTGTTCTTTCAGCGCTTTCTGAAATTCAGACCGGTAGCCCGTTGCTTCTTCAATCGCGTTGGTGACGGCTTTCTTGATGTGCAGGTCCAGAATCGGGGTAAGGGCTTCTGGCGTGAGGGCGCGGGCAAGTGCGTCCTCAAAGTCGATGGAAATGTTCACAGCTTGTTCCTTGTGGGTTGTTGGAGTGTGTATCTTAGCAAAGACTAAGGACAAAACAAGCCAAAAGCCAAAAAAGCTTAGGAAAAAATAAATTTTGTTCGGGTTGCTTGGGGTGCTTAGGTAAGGCTAAAATCTGCGCCATGACTTACACCAACACCGACACCATGACCGACGCCGAGATTGTCAACCTGCTTGGTGGCATCACCGCCACCGCCCGCATCGCAGGCGTCAAGCCTCCATCCGTCCACGCCTGGACGGTTAAGGGCATCCCCGAAGGCCAGCTTGTGGTGCTAGCCGCCCGGGTGGAGAAGCTGGCCCCTGAGCGCTTTTCACGCAAGGCGCGCTGGCCCGATACTTGGGCGCAAATTTGGCCTGAGCTTGCCCAGCCCGAGCCCGAGGCGGCTGGCGGCTGCGCCACGACCAAACAGCAGCCCGCCCAAGAGGCTGCACCGGGTCAGGCTGTCTGATGCGCGCGCCATGCTGCTGCTGGTGGGGAGGGGTCCACCATGACTGAGCGCGCACCTTTGCCGCCTATTAAGTTTGACGAGCTGGCCAAGGAGTTGCTGGCCCGTGCTGAGTATTTACTGCCTGTTTGGCTTCCTGGTGGCCACAAAAAAGGCCATGAATATGTTTGTGGGTCGCTGCGCGGTGGCGCTGGCGGCAGCTTTTCTGTAAACCTCAACACGGGCGCTTGGGCTGATTTTTCGGGCGACGAGCGGGGCCGTGATTTGATCAGGCTTTACGGTGCCATTCATGGCCTGAGCGGCGGCATGGCTGCCGTGCAGGTGGCGCGCGACGAGGGCTTGGAGGATGTGGCGGGCGTGCAGCGCAGCGCGGCGCACGTCAAGCCTGAGCGGCCAGCGCCGCCACCAGCGCCCGCGAAGCGCGAGCGGGTAGACGAAGGCTGGCGCACGGTGCTGCCGGTGCCTGCGATTGCCCCGGCCCCCACTTATTGGCACTACGCCAGGGAGACTGCGGACATTGTGCGCAGCAGCGAGTACCGCGTGGGCGATGATTTGCACGGGTACGTGGTGCGGTTCAAGACTTCGGACGGCGGGAAGGAAGACCTGCCGCACACCTGGTGCGTGTCTGCCCGCGATGGCGGTAGCAAGTGGCACTGGCGGCAGTGGGACGAGCCGCGCCCGCTGTACCTGCCAGGGCAGGCGCTGCCGGTGGCGGGGCAGACGGTGGTGCTTGTGGAGGGCGAGCGCAAGGCGGCGGTTTTGCAAGAGCTGCTGACGGCGGGAGCGCCTTCGGTTTATGTGGTGGCCAGCTGGCCCGGCGGGTGCAAAGCGTGGGCCAAGGCAGACTGGACGTGGCTGGCTGGGCGCGCTGTGCTGTGCTGGCCCGATACCGATAGCCAGCGCGTGCCTCTGTCGCCCAAAGAGCGAAACGCCTGCGCTGATGATGAGGCGGTCGAGGTGGCCAAGCTGGCCAAGCCTTACAAGCCGTGGCACAAGCAACCCGGCGCGGCGGCGATGCTGGGCATTGGGCAGGTGTTGCGCGACGTGCATGGCTGCCAGGTGCAAATGCTGCGCACTGAGCTGCCGGGCGTGATGCCTGACGGCTGGGACGCGGCTGACGCCATCGAAAAAGACGGCTGGGACTTTGCCAGGGTGCTGGCGTTTTTTGGCACGGCCTACCCGCTGCCCAAAGACATAGCCGACCTGCCCGACAAGCCTGCGGACCCGGCGAAAAAAATCGACGGCCCCGGTGCCCCTGAGGGCGGCGGGTCTGGTGGTGGCGGTGGATCGGGTGATGATGCCGACGGCGCAGCCGACTCGGGCGATTTGCCCTGGTGGCTTGCGCCTTATTACGATGCCGACAAACGGCGCTGGATGATCAGCCGGAAAACGGTTATTGCAGCGCTGCGCAATGATGAACGGTTGAAAGGCGTGTTGGGCTTTAACCTGCTTTCGAATTCGATGGAAGCGCGCAGGGATTGGCCCTTCCCGCACGGGCGAAAGGGCAAGATTACCGGGGCGGTTGATTTGCTTTTGGGCAATTGGCTCAGCAGGACTTTTGGCGTCCCGGCCATTACCCGGCAGGCACTCATGGAAGCTATGGAAACGGTCGCTTATGAGAATCCATGGCATCCCGTTGTGGAGTGGTTGGGCCAACTGCAATGGGACGGTGTGCCGCGTGTCAACAAGTGGTTGATGCACGTCATTGGGGAGCGGCCAGCCGTGGGCGATCATCCGGGCACGGTGCCTGCTGAGACTGTGGAGTATCTGACCATCGTGGGGCGTTGCTGGCTGGTGGGCATGGTGGCGCGGGTGATGGAGCCCGGGTGCAAGTTTGACTACTGCCCTGTTTTGGAGGGTGCTGGCGGGTTGGGAAAATCGACGATGGTCGAGACATTGGCCTCGTCGGCTTGGTATTCAGACACGCCTTTTGAGATTGGCCGGGGCAAAGAATCACAAGAGCAAGTGCAGGGCGTTTGGCTGTACGAAATGGGCGAATTGTCGCAAATGGGCAAGAGTGAAATTAATGCGGTTAAGGCGTTTATTTCGTCAAAGGTTGATCGGTATCGGCCTGCTTATGGCCGGGTGATTGAAGAGCATCCCCGCCAGTGTGTGCTGTCTGGATCGACCAACGAAAACACGTACCTGCGCGACCGCACCGGCAACAGGCGTTTTTGGCCGATACCGGTGCGGCACTTGATCAAAAACCAGTGGCTTGCGAAATACCGTGACCAACTGTTTGCAGAGGCGTACCAGCTCTATCTGGCGGGGGAGTCGTGCATACCTACGCCTGAGCAGGAAGCGCGCTTATTTGTGCCGCTGCAAGAAAGCAGGCTGGTCGAGACTGCGGTCACGTCTGAGCTGCTGGCGGTGCTGATGCGAGACCCGAAAGATGTGGGCATGCAGGCCGAGGTGAACAACCTCACGGGGTTTGTGACGCTGGCGCAGCTTGCGAAGGCGCTGCTGGTCGATGCGGGCAAGTCCACAGCGGGCCTTGAGTCGCAGATTCGGTCATGGATGAACCAACAGGGCTGGGAGTATTGCAAGAAGCAAGTCAACGGCGTGCGAGCCTGGGGGTGGGTGCGGCCCGCTCAGTGGCCAGCCGCTGAAGAGGATGCGAGCGCTGGCCCTGCCGCTGCGGACGCGGGGTTATCGGCTGCGGCGCGCATGCTGCAAGAGCTTGACGACACCCCTTTTTGACAAGCCTAAGTTTTGAGGCACAATCGCAGCATTAGCAAAACCAAAGGGCGCGCGCGGAATGGCGCCCGTGTGGTGGACTCACGCCAAGACGGCCTGGGTGTCGGAACGACCATGGCAAGACGCCATGCCACTGCGCGGGGGCAGGGATGCGGGCGCAAAACCCGATGAAATAGTGTCCAAGTGTCCAAGTGTCTAAGCTCTTGCATAGAGGGCCAGTGGGCTGCAAAACCCGAAAAAGGCAGGGTGGAGCCGCCGCATTGTCCAAAAAATGGCGGGCGCTAAAAAGTGGACACAGACCACAAGGCAGGCGCAGGCGCTGGGGGCGGGGGTGCGCCCAAGCGCGCACGTGCGCGGGCACTCGATTACTCATTACCTTATATAGATGGAGTTGGACACTTGGACACTCAGACCTTAAAAACCCAGATGCCCGAGACTTACAAGGCGATTCAAACCAAGGCCGGGGAAATCGGCAACAGGGCTTATGGGTACGTCAAGCAAGGGCTGGCCGGTCAGCCCAACAAGTTTTATGCGGTCGAGCGCGGCCATGTGGCTGGCACGCCTTTTGACCTGCCCGGGGTCAATGCTGAGCTGGCCCGGTACATGGTGCAGTTCGGGTGCTCGTTTTTGATCATGTGGGCTCCCGAAGCCCAGCAGCCAGACAAAAGCTAAGCCATGACGGTTCAAATCAAAGTGCAGACCAACATCCCGGCGCTGGCCGCTGCGATGCGTGACGCGGCGGGGCAGGTGCCGTTTGCCACCATGCTGGCACTCAATAGCACGGCAAAGCAGGCGCAGTTCGATGTGCAGGCGCGCATGCGTCAAGTTTTTGACCGGCCTACCCAATGGGTGATCAACAGCTTGCGAATCAAGCGAGCCACCAAAACCAACCTTTTTGCCGAGGTGGAATTCAAGGATCGAAGCGCCTCCGAAAATTCCCGGTCGATGGTGGAGCCGCACATTTTTGGCGGCGACCGGCGATATAAGGCGATGGAGGCCCGGCTGTACCGGGCTGGCCTGCTGCCTGCTGGTTATCAGGCAGTGCCTGGGCAGGCTGCAAAGCTGGATGCGGCGGGCAATATGTCGCGTGGGCAAATCAGCCAGCTGCTGAACGTGCTGGGCACGTACCGAGAAGCCGGGTACAACAAAGCCGACGAGCGCACGCGGGCAAGGCTGGCCGCTGGCAACGCCAAAAAAGGCGTGTACGGTTTCGTTTATTGGGTCAACCCAGTGGCTGGTGCTGGCCGTCAAAAGCATTTGATGCCGGGCGTTTACCAGCGCGTCACCACCGGGTTTGGAACATCCCTCAAGCCGGTGCTGATTTTTGTGCGCAAGGCGCGCTACAAGCCGCGTCTGCCCTTCGCTGCCCTCGTCAACACAGCAGCGGCGCGAGACTTCCCTTCCCACTTTGACGCGGCACTGACCAAAGCGATGCAAACCGCCTTACTCAAATCGCAAGGGCGGCTGATTTGACCCAAAAAACCATGCAAACCTGCCTAACACCCCCCCTATTAGGT